TCTTCTTGCGCTAACCTTAATGATAAAATTTCAAGAAAATCAAAATCTTGTTCAATATTTAATCTTAAATTCTTATCCTTTCCCGGTGTTGTTTTAAACCTATAACTTTTGCCCATTTCTTACTTTGTTGATAAATAGTTTTATCATTACTTTTAAAAGTAATAACTGAATTTTAAAAATAAATAATTTTAAATTCCTGTTGATGTCGGGCTTAGTATCCTAACTATGATATCTTTTTGTGGTTTTCTTATTTGATATATTTGATCAGGTTCAGCAAATATCGTATTATTAATAAGTTTAATTTGTTTTGTTACATTATCTTCATATTGTTGTGATGTCTCGGATGAAGAGTATTCACCACCAACTCTATTATATACTAAAATGTCTGTAAGCGTGTTTACTCCGGCAATTTCTTGAATTTGTGATCTTAACTCGGATAAATTTACATTTTGTCCTAAATCTCTTGATTGTGGTGACATATAATCTATTACGGTATTAATAACTTGGGTACTTATTTCTCCTTGTGACGATGCTCCGTCACTTATAACAAACACTTCAAAAGCTAAATCAATAACTTTGGCTACATCTATAAAAATATAATCATTTATCATTCTATATTTAGAAAGATAGGTAGCCAAATTAGTTTTCATATTATTTGAAACTATTTGTGTGTAAGCTCCGTTTTCATCGGTTGATAACACTTTGATTGATATTTTATTATTATTTTCCGTTATTGAAACTCTTGATGGTGCGCCAAATCTACCAGGCATAGTATCTATTATTGATTTATAGTCATTAATAGTAACCGCTCTTTTTTGAGCAGAAAAATTAAAAGCAACCATATTTCTAACCTCTTCAGTTGTTGGTTGATTTGCTCCGCCAATCGCAGCAGTAACGTTTGTTACTTGAAGTGAATTTAACACATTTTGGTTTGTGGTTTGATCAGGACCATTAATTGCAAAATCAATAGTTCCTGGTTGATTTATCGCACCAACACCAATATTAGAAGCTACTCCACCACCAACTCTGTACTGAACAAATAATGTTGTATTTGGCTGTACTGTTAAACCCAAACCTATATTATTTTGATAATTTTGTAAATTAAGTGGTATTTGTGTGTTTGTAAATTGTTTAAGTTGTTCGTTTGGTGTGGTTGTTCCCGCACCAAATTGTATTTTCATAAATCCTTGTGGTGTATATTCGGTAATAAATCTTTTTTCTGTTTTAATATACTTACCTACTTTAATACCCGCATTGTCTATTGGTTTAGTTGGGTCATCAACAAATACGGTATCATCAACTAAAGCGTCTACCTCGTACCATTTATTTGGTTCAGTTAAAAACTCATTGTTACTTGGGGTTGTTTGATATGATGTTCCATCTTTTTGTATTATTGCAGTAACACCTAAAACATTTCTTTCAGGTAAAAAGAAATTAAAAAATGGATATACATCCTGTGGGTTTATAACTCTTTTAAAAACCTTTGTTGCCCCATTTACGACAACCTCTTGTTTTGTTATTCTATAATTTTGTAATACACCATCTGAACTAAAAATAGGAATTTTTGTTCTATTAATAAAACCTTCTCTATTAAATTGACTTGAAAAGTCCACATCATATAACAATTCAAATGTTGTGCCTCCACCATTAAATTGTGATCCGGCTCTTAAAACACCTAAATAATTAATATCTTCTTGATCCCCTAAAGCAGGAACAATTATAGATATATTTACAATAGCCACAGAAGGTCTATAACCTGGTATTTTTAAACCATAAGTTCTTGCAATATTATAAACTGACGATGCTTGTTGAGCATATTGTAAAACAGTTTCTTGTATACTTCTGTCAATATGAAAATGTAAATTATCACCAATCGCAGCGTTTAAGTCCATAAACACAGAAAATAAAGAAGCATCATTAAAATTCTGAATTAATTCAGGATAGTATTGTTGTGTATAATTTTCTAAGTCCTGTCTAAGACCTTCAAAATCTCTTTTTGTGTAATCAATTTTTTTTGCCATATTATATATTAATTATAATGAATTCTCTTGATGAAAATGGATTAGTTTCATCTGTATATGAGATTTTTACTTTAGCGGTATATTCCTGAGTATTTGCACCAGGAACTTTATAAATTGGTATTAATTGCTCTTCAGCTCCAATTTCTCTTAAATCAGGTTCATCTTCAACGTATGGTTCAACAGTAATGTCATTAATTGTTAGGTTTGGAATATATTTTCTAACAGATTCTTCTATTTCTTGTTTTATACCTTCAAAAGTTTCTCCGTCTAATGGTTCAAAAATAAACTCATATAATCTAGTTCCAAAGTCAGGTAAATAATATCTATATCCTTTTCTTGTTAATAATAAATGAATAAGATTACTTCTTATTTCGTCACTAGTTTGTTCAGATAGTGACAAAAACTTACCATTAGTACTTTGTCTAAAAGGAAAATTTATACCATAAGTTAAACCATCAGCCATATTAAATAAATATAGTGTTGGTAATTTTTATATAAATAAAAAAATCCTTACTTTCGTAAGGATTCTTTAAGGTTTTGATTTCCTCTTTCATATTGAGGTTCATAAGGACAATGTAAACACCTACTTCCACAACACTTGCCTCTTCTTATATGATAATCTTCGGTCATAACCATTCTACCTTGGTTATCATAGTAGAATTCGTTTGGTTGTAGTTTAGGTCCGAATTCCCTAACATATAATTGTTGTACCCAATCTTTTGATGCCCCTACATTCATTTTAATTAGTTTTTCTTTGGTTATAAAACGCTAACAATACTTGGTATGTTAGCGTTATATTATTTCCCCATGTTACTTTCATGATTTAAACTATTTCACATGCCCCTCCAGCACAAGCGGCTTCTCCTCTAAGGTCGGTATTATCTTGTAACTCAATAACTTTTGTTAAATCAACATCCGTTAATGTTTTAACTAATCTTTCAAAGTCTTCTTTTGTACAATCTTCAAATGGTGCTTGAGTATATGTTCCTCCGTTGTACGGTAATACAGATAACCCATTATAGAAATCTCTGTTATTCCACATCCATTCACCAACTAAGTCCCACTCATCTTCTTTAATTGAAACGGTTGCCGATACGTTGTGAGTATTTTGTCCGTTTCTATGACCAGGTTTAATCCATTCTTGAGATACTTTTTTAACTCTTTCTAACATCTGAAATACTGACTCGTGTCTAACTATTGAGCCTTCAGGTGCTCTTTGTGGGATAGTAATAACCGCAGTGTCGTGAGGACGGAAAAACTCATCTTCAATCAACTCAGGGTGATTAATTGCCAAGTAAGAATAGATTGATTCGTTTTTACCAACACGGATTCTTCTTAAATAGAAGTCATTATGCCAAGCGTGGATACCTGATGATGTACCTAATACTAATGATGAGGTCCCCGATGGTTTAACTGTTGTTGTTCTTGCAGATTTATTAATTTTAATAAGTTCCGCAACTCTTTCGTTTTCTTCTTTAACGGCCTTAGCAGCTTTTTTCATGTCATACCCTAAAACAACCCCTGAACCAATACCTGTCATACCAACACCAATAAGAGCATCTTTTTCAGTTGTTCTTTTCCAAATATCTCTTAAATAATGGAAGTCTGTGTATCCGGCCTGTAATGTTCCAATGAATGATGCCGCTCTAACTCTTTTTTCAAAATCTTCTTGTGATTCAATATCTGAAGCATTTACCTCACATAAGTTACAGAATTGGAATGGTCTTAGTGCGATTTCACAACAAGGGTTTGTTCCCCAATCTTTATCGTTAGATAAATAAATTCCTGGTTCTCCTGCTCCTGATAATTCAATACGTTTCCACAAATCCATAAAGAATTGTTTTGTAATTTTGTGACGAAGAAGTACTGCTGAGTTATTTGCTCTACCTCTTTGTGCGTTTTGTTCCCACCAATTTCCTGATTTACAAGAAATCATTTCTTCATCGTCAGCCGAAAATAATGAAATAAGTGCCGCTCTTCTGATACCACCTGCTAGAACTGCATCAGCAATATGACATACGATATCGTGAGTTTCAATTGGTGTTAATTTTTCACCGTCTTTTTTGTTATCCAACACTTTAGTAATGTGGTGAATACAATCTTTTAATGGTTGAGGTCCCGGTGCTTTACCTCCTGATGTTACGAGCATCGCACCTTTTTGTCTGATATCTGAAAAGTCAAATACAGGTGTTGATGATTTGTAACCTAAATATGATTCCATTAATACCTTAATGGCATCTGCCCATCCTTCAATAGAGTCACCAATTAAGTAACGTCTTGTTCTTTCAGGGTTTGGTTTTTTAATATCTGGTAATTTTTCAACGTGGTGTTTTTGAACTGAGTAACCAACACCTGTCCCACCTAAAAGTAAAAACATTGTTTCAGAAAATGAATCTACGTGGTCAATTGGCATGTAAGCACAATTATAAATTCTGTTTGGTG